CTTTTAAATGTTTAGTTTGTTGTAAGCTACCCATATAACTTACAGCGGTTGAAGCACCTATCATTAAAGCTAATTGCCAAGCCATTTATTTATTCTCCTTATTCATTAGTCTATCACCATTAGTGTTCCTGTTATACCTAAAACTGTTAAAGGTAAAGGTTGTGTTTGTTCTATAGTTACTTGTCCTTCCCTATCCCAGCCTAAATTCATAACTCTTTTATCTCCTGTAAAATCTGGTATGTCTTGACCAGCAGGTGTTGTATTACTTCTAAAAGGTAATTGATCTCCATTTATTGTAACTCCAACACTTTTTAATAATCTTACTATTACTTCATTATATCTCTTTTTTCTAGCTTGTGCAGTACCTGCTTGTGATCCTGCTTCAATTTTTAATGTTTTTATTGTAGATGTATAACCTAATCCTATTTCTATTGTTTTATAAGCCGCCCCACTAGGTAATGTAGCTGTAATTTGACCACCTGTTACTACCGCAGTAGGATATACAGCATCTCCAATTAATAATTGTACTGTTTCACCTTCTAAATGATTTAATCCTGTTACTATTGTAGTACCATCATTTACTAATGCTGTAAGACAAGAATCCATACTAATACTAGAATCTAAATATTCTACAAATTGTACTTTAGAACCATTTATTCTTCTTTCAATAATAAGCCATACTCTATTTTCTGTAGCTAAATTTATTGATGTAACTGATTTAACTTTTGCTTTTAAAGATATAGAATGACTTGCACCCGAACCAGCAGTTATTTGTTTTATTGTTCTATCTAATGCTTGTTGATATGTGTCTGCAAATTCTAAAGTATTAGCATCTCTTCTATAAACATAATAAGTTTCACCTTCTGTTAATTCTGGTATTTTAGTACCTCCACCTGCACTATAAACAACTTCATCCCCTGTAGATAATCCATGACTAGATAAAGTTATATATCCATTTTTATTTGCATCTGATGTATGTGCTGTTACTGCACTAGCCCCATTAAATACATATTTATTAGAGCCACCAAATTCATGTTGATGCCATGCTATAACATCTTCATCTCTTTGATAAGTCATTCCTATAAGTGTACCATCTGTTCTTACAGCCCAATAAATAGAATCTGGCTCTTGTGCATAATCAACATCAACAATACCTGTATCAGTTATATGTTCTGCAAGTAATGTCATATCTGGTGCTAAATAAGCATCATCTTCAAATCTATATGCAAATTCTCTAACTTTTCTTTGTTGTCTTTGTACAAATAAAACTGCATTACCTATTTGAATAGGATTTGTTGTATAACCACCAAAAGTAGTTTGTTGTGTAATTTGAACATTGTCTGGTTTTAAAGGTTCCCCTGTTGGTCTTCCAACTTTAAATTCACCACCAACTGTTCCTACAATTAAATCCCTTGCAGGTGAAAGCCATCTAATAACATTAACTCTATTGGCCGCTATAGTATAAATAAATGCATCTGCCGCACTTGCATCTCCTGCATCAAATTCTTCATATAAACCAGATTCACTAGCCCATATAGTTTGTGGATATGCTGTTGATCCTGCAAATACTAATCTTTGTTCAAAAAATGATACTGTTTTAGGATAACCTTTTACTGAACACCATGCACCTAAAGCCCATGTAGCATTAGCATTTGTATTTGCAAAATTTTCTGTTGTTGTTGCTGTTACTTGTGTACCAGAAGAATAATTAGTTATTTTTGCATGACCATCTCCTATTGTAATTAATCTTCCAACATCTGTTGAGGCAAATGTAGATGATGATGCTGTAATAGTTACAGAACCAGAAGTACCGCTTGGTGTCATTGTTGTTGAAGATGTATTAGTATCTAAATAAGGCCCTTTTTGAAAATCTACTTCTGTTAATGTCCAAGATGTATGTCCTGTTCTTGTTAATTTTCTTGGTTTTAAACTTTCTTGTACAATGTACATAACATCTGCTGATTGTGTAAAATTAATATCAAATAACATTGCTTCTGTATAAGTAGTAGCTATTTCATAAACTTTAGCCGCTGTTCCACCAGATGTATAAGAATCATAAGATGTAGAATTTTCACCAGATAATTCAAATGTGTTTGTTGTTTTATTTGCTACTGTAAATCTTCTTCCATTTAATCTTGTCATTCCTCCCACACTATTTATCCATACATGATCTCCATTTGAATATCCGTGTGAGTTAGATGTAACTACAGCAGGATTTGCTTTTGTAATTGCTGTTATTGTTTTATTAGCTTCTGTTATTTGTCCGCCATCTTTAAAAAATCTAATATATTGATCTCCTAATTCTAATACATATGCTTGTGTAATATTAAATTCAAAAGATATTAGTCTAGTAGTTTTTGTACTATCTTTTACTTCACATACAAATCTACTACCCGATCTTCTAGTACATCCACCTTGTGGAAATACTGTCATATTTTGCATGGTATCTACACCATTATTATATTTTTTAAAATCTACTTGACCATGTAGTTTTGGTGTTAATTCACCAGCAGTAAAATTTGTTTGAAAAGGATGTACTCGTGCCATTAATCTTTCCTAAAGTCAGTAAAAGTATCAGAAACAAGATCATCCATGAATCCCTCTTGCCCATCAATACTTCTTGCTTCGGAAAGTTTTTGTTGAAATACTTTTTGCATTTGAGTTTGCAAGGTTGTACTATTAGTTACAGGATAGGCTAAATCAACAGCTAATTTTTGTGTTAATACATCTACGAACATAGCATCAAATAAATTAGTATCTGTTATTCTAGCAACATATAAAATATTTGCTGTTGCTTCATCTGTAAGTAATACTCTTCCGTGTGTAGCTACATTTTCTACTTTGAATATATAATCTTCATATTCCATACTTAAAACTCTTAAACAATAAGGATTGGTAGGTAATGAAAATTGATTAGCAAATCCGTATGCTGGTGCTGTAGATAATTTTGATAAACTTGCTCTAGTAATTGCGAAATTCCAAGGATGTAATCTTAATACTGAATCTCTTGTATCTGAATAAAATGAATTACATAATCTTGCTCTTTCAGTATCATCTGTAAGAGAAGTTATAGGATCATCTCCTAATCTTCTTAATGCGTTTGAACAAATTGATACTTCTGTAGCCATAATTATAAAATACCACAAAGGCGGCAAGAAATCAATCTTATCCGCCTTTGCTTCTGTTTAGTTAATGATTAGTCAACTACATAGAACATTTCAAGTGAAATAGTATTACTACCATTTGCACCTGCTAATGTAACTGTAACTGGTAATCCGTCTTGGTTAGCATCAACTTCACTCATAGCTAGTTTAGCCATAGTAGTCGGGAAAGCTGTAACAGCATCTGCTGTTGAAGCCGCCGCCGCTTTATACGCATCTACATCTGCTGAAACCGAAGCCCCTGCTGATGATGTATGTGCCGCATAACCTACTGATAGTGTTGTTGAACCACCCAAAGCATCATGTCCTAAATAACCCGCAACAATCCTTGCACCGTTAGGTAAATTGAACATTTCGATAGTAGATTGTTCTGCTGATGCTTCGTATGTAGCATAAGCAACTCTTAATCTACCAGCCTGTTCGTTAGTCTTTACCCTTTCAGTCGGATTATTTTGCGACCATTTAGTTTTTTGTACTGAATAAGCCATAATTATTAATCCTCCCTATTATTCGTTACAAGCGATCTCTACCATTTTTTCGTCTTCGATACGAGTTGCACCGATTGTCATAGATAGAAATACCTGTGTTGCATAGTTTTTGTCTGCTCTTTCAGATATTTTAGTTTGAATATCTGCACCTACAGCTAAACCTATTGCTGATTTAGTAAATGCTAGAACTTGTCTGCTTGGTGTTGCGTCTTGTCCTAACCTCTCGCTTCTCATGAACTTGAAACCTAAATAGGTATCTATTTGTCCCTGTGCGAGTGCTTTGATTGTGTTGTAATCAGATGATTTTACTTCTGTTATATTTAAGAAGTCCTGAATTTGGTCTGCTGAACAGATCAAAAATCTAGGCTCATCTGGGTCAACCTCGTTTGCATCAAGAATCTTTTTAGCCGCT